TGGAGGCCTACCAGCCTGTGGACGCCCGGAGGATGAACGGCACCACCATCTACGGTGCGGGCAGCAGCGGCGACCTGTGGCGGGGTACTCCCTGATGGCTGCATTCTCTTCATCTTCCTTCTCCACGGGGGCTTTCTCGACGGGGGCCTTCTCCTTCCTGGCGGGGGCCGCCACCCAGGCATGGATCAAGGTCGCAGGAACTTGGCGGCAGGCATCGGTCTACCTCAACGTCTCGGGCACCTGGAAGCTGGTGACCTCCTACGTGAAGGTGGGGACCTGGAGGTAACATGGCAACGAGCTACACCGACCTCTACAATGCGATCAGGGATGCCTCGGAGAACGAGGACTCGGACTTCCTTGGGCGCATCCCCACCTTCGTGGACCAGACCCGCATGCGCCTGGCCCGCGACATCGACACCTACGGCTTCGTGGTCTACACCACCGTCTCCTGCAGCGCCGGAGACCCCTACGTCTCGGTGCCCTCGGATTCCCTCATCCTCAAGGGGGTGACCCACGTGTCGGCGGGCCGCTACCGCCAGCTCATCCTGCGCACCGACGAGTTCCTCCGCGAGTACTGGCCGCAGCGCACCTCGGTGGGCGACCCCAAGTACTACGCCAAGTGGGGCCACGCCCAGATCCTCCTGGCACCCGCGCCCACCTCCTCGGCCCCCCTCGAAGTCTCCTACGTGCAGATCCCCACCTCCATCGGCAGCGTGGGCACCAGCACCAACTGGCTCACGGAGTATGCCCCCGAGGCCCTCTTCTACGGGTGCATGCACGAAGCCTGCATGTTCATGAAGAACTACCAGGCGTCGGCCCTCTGGGAAGGCAAGTACCAGGACGCGGTGGCCAAGCTCCGCAACGAGGCCCGGCGCACCCGCCAGGATGACAACCTCAACAATGCCTCGCCCGCTGGTGGCGACAATACGCTGCAAGGTGGTGTCTGATGCCCTCCACGTATTCCTCCTCCCTGCGCCTTGAACTCCAGGCCACTGGCGAAAACGCCAACACCTGGGGCACCAAGACCAACAACAACCTCAACCTCCTGCAGCAGGCCATCACGGGGTACCGCAGCATCAACATTTCGGGCGGCACCTCCTATGTGGTGTCTGCCGCCGATGGTGTCAGCGACGAGGCGCGCAACGCAGTCCTAGAACTCACGGGCACTCTCACCTCCGCCATCAGCGTCATCGTCCCCGACGTGGCCAAGACCTACTGGGTACGCTGCCAGGCCTCGGGTGCGGACGTTACCTTCAGGGCTTCGGCGGGCACGGGCACCGTCCTCCCCCGGGACATGTGGGTCTTCCTCGTCAACACGGGGACCACGGTGGTCAACACGCTGCCGGTGGCGGCCCAGCTCAGTGCCACGCAGGTCTTCACGGGGGTCAACACCTTTGCATCCACGGTCAACCTCAATGGGGCCGTGAGCATCGCCAACACCAGCGCCTTCCTCTCCACCCTCAACATCACGAGTGCCACCCAGACTTCGGCGGGCCTCGTGCGCCTCGCGGACACCTCGGCGGCCCTCGCGGGTATCGACACCCAGCGGGCAGTTACCCCGGAAGCTGGCTACGCCCTGATGTCCCGCGTCCAGCAGAATGTGCAGGCCACCACCACCTACACCCTCGTTTCCGCCGACATCGGGCGGCACATCCTCCATCCCACTTCAGCCACCGCTGCCGCCGTCGTCATCATCCCCTCCAGCGCCTCCTGCTTCTTCCCATTGGGTGCCGTAATCACCCTCATCAACCAGGTCTCGGCGGGCACGGTCACCGTCTCCATCACCTCCGACACCCTCGTCTTCGCCAACGACGGCAGCACTGGCAACCGTACCCTCGCGGCCCCTGCCCTCGCAACCATCATCAAGGTGGACGTGGGCCAGTGGATGATCTCGGGAGCAGGAGTCTCCTGATGTCTGCCATCCATCAAGTCCTCCTTGCTGGCGGTGCTGCGGGCTACCAGATCCCCTACTCGCTGCGCTTCCGCGCCGCCAATAACGCTTACCTGTACCGCACTCCTGCGAGCAGCGGAAACCAGAAGACGTTTACAATGTCGGCGTGGGTCAAGCGGGGTGCGCTAGGATCTGCTCAAGGCATATTCGGAAGCAATTTCAACTTCGAATACCTGTCGTTTGATGCCAACGACTGCTTGAGCTTTGTGCCAATCTACACAAACTCGTTCGTCACAACCGCGAAGTTTCGAGATCCTTCGGCGTGGTACCATATTCTTCTTGCCGTTGACACTACCCAGTCCACCGCATCGGACAGGGTGAAGTTTTACGTCAACGGGGCGCAGGTCACCTCGTTCTCTTCCAGTTCGTACCCTGCACTCAATGCAGTCACCACAGACTGGAACACGAACAAGCAAACCCCAATCGGGGTCCAATACATAGTCTCTGGTCCAGTAGGATACTTTGACGGGTATCTGTCAGAGGCGTACTTCATCGACGGCCAAGCCCTGACGCCCAGCAGCTTCGGCCAGACCGACGCAACGACCGGCGTGTGGGTGCCGAAGAAGTACAGCGGAACCTACGGCAGCAACGGTTTCTATCTGAAGTTCAACGACGCCACGACCACCACGACCATCGGCAACGACAGCAGCGGCAACGCCAACAACTGGACGACCAGCGGCATCTCGGTGACGAGCGGCACGACGTTCGACCAGATGACCGATACGCCGACGCTGAACTATGCGGTTCTAAGTCCGCTGGACAAGTCCTCTGTTGTCACTTTTGAGTATTCCACTCTAGGAATTACTGGAGGAAGTTTTGGTGGAGGCGATACGTTTTCTCAAACCGCCATGACATTCGGACTTCCGACGACAGGGAAGTGGTATCTTGAGTTCAAGCGCGATACTGCCGGTAGTGACGCAAACGGAATTGGCGTCAACATTACAAGGACAAATCGTGGTGGAAATGGCTGGCCCGCAACGCGAGGATTAACTGGCTACACCGGATACTATGCGTTTGAATATGGGTTCAACATCACTCACGACGCAGCCTCTAACAACTTGACTTACAGAAACAATGGCGCGGCTCTCAACACCTACTCGACAGCTTCGACGACAAGTTCTGCTATTTACGGGTTTGCCGTCGATTGCGACAGCAGCCTCGTCTATATGTATGAAAACGGAGTCCTGTTGACTGCTTCTGGCGGATTGTCATTCACACACCCCGGCGGACAGGCTGTCATTGCGCTCTTCAAGTCAGACCTTGTCGCGTCGATAAATTGCGGCCAACGCCCCTTCGCCTACACGCCGCCCAGCGGCTTCAAGGCGCTCAATACCGCCAACCTCCCGACGCCCTCCATCAAGAAGAGCAGCACCTACTTTGACGTTACGCGGCGAACTGGCACGGGTGCGACGACATCTGTAAGCACGTTGGGTTTCCAGCCGGACTGGGTGTGGATCAAGAGCCGGAGCAACGGCACGGCGCACAATCTGTTCAACAGCGTCATCGGCGCGACGAAGGGCATCCAGACCACCGGACCCAACGCTCAGTACACCGACACCAACACGCTGACGGCATTCAATGCCAATGGCTACTCGCTGGGCAGCGATGCCTCTTCGCGTGGCGTCAACATCAATACGAACACCTATGTGGACTGGGCGTGGAAGGAAAGCACGACGGCTGGCCTCGACATACTTAGCTGGACAGGAGACGGGACGGGAGCGCGCACGATCAACCACGCTCTTGGCGTCACGCCAGAGTTTATGATGCTGCGCGGCACGGATGCTCGGGTATGGGCCTGCTGGTTCAACAGCATGACCAGCGCCGCCTACTACATGGACCTTGGCACCGCCGCCGCTGAAGCCGTCGATACGACGATGTTCGACAGCACGTCTCCGACATCCACGACGTTTCGAGTTGGCAGCTACAACAACATCAACGCTGTTGCCTACGTCGGATATTTTTTCTCGTCCATTGCAGGCTTCTCTCAGATCGGCAGCTACACCGGCAACGCATCGACTGATGGGCCGTTCGTGTGGTGCGGGTTCCGCCCCAAGTTCGTCATGGTGAAGGCCGTGAATGTCGCCACGGGTTGGTTCATGTCTAACCCGTCGAACTCGGCTAACGAAGTGATCTTGCGCGTTTTCTCTGACTCGACGGCTCAGGAACTGTCCAACACCTACGGCCTCGACCTTCTGTCGAACGGCTTCAAGGTTCGTGCGCCTACCGGCTACAGCCTGAACAATAGCGGCAACAAGTATGCGTTCATCGCATATGCCGAAAACCCATTCAAATACGCGAGGGCACGATGATTTCCATTTTGTACGCAGTGTGGTGTGGGTTGTGCTGGCGTCTGCGCGGTGGGGCCCTCAACCAGCTTACCAGCATGGTGGGCATCCATGTGGGAACGGGCATCACCCGCATTGTCACCAGCGCACTCATCACGGCGCCCCTCCTCTATATTGATTGGAAGCTGGCGGTGCTGTGGCCCTTCATCTTCGCGGCCATGACCCTCCCCTACTTCGACCGCTCCATGGGACTGGAGGAGAAGGCCGACTACGGGTGGCTGGCCATGTGGGGTGCCTCCGTCACCTCCATCGTCCTCCTTCCAGCCATCTACATGGACCCCGACAAGGTGTGGCTGGTGTGTGGAGGCCCCCTCCTCATGCTGCCATATGCGCTGGCCAAGCCCCTGGGGGGCAAGTGGACCGAGCGGGCTGAGTGCGGCGTGGGTTTCCTCCTCGGACTCCTCATGTGGGCGGCCTATCATGGATGAGCATACGAAGAACATGGTCGATGCAGCCTCCGTAGCCACGGTGGTCAGCACCATTGCCGGGATCCTCCCCGCCATCGCGGCCCTCTTCACTATCGTGTGGACCCTCATCCGCATCTGGGAGAGCAAGACGGTGCAGGACTACCTGAGGAAGCGAGATGGCTGAGATCCCCAAGTCGCCTACCCTCATCCTCACCCCGGGCAAGCCGGGCATCAACCGGGAGCTGACGCGCTACGGCGGGGAGGGCGGCTGGTACGACGCCGACAAGGTGCGCTTCCGCTACGGCCAGCCCGAGAAGATCGGAGGCTGGCAGAATGTCAACGGGGTGGGCGACACCACCAACGTCCCCGGGGTGGGCCGCAGCATCTTCACGTGGACCACCCTCGATGGCGTGACCTACCTCGCCCTGGGGACCAACTCCCACCTCTTCATCTGGTATGGTGGCAAGTACTTCGACGTAACCCCCGTGGATGTCTCCGTGTCGGTGAGCAACGCCTTCAGCACCTCGGCGGGCTCCACCCTCCTCACCGTCGTGGTCTCCTCCCACGGCAGGGCCTCCGGTGACTACGTCTACTTCACCTCGGTGGATGCCACGGTGGGCGGCAACATCTACCCGGTGTCGGCCCCCCTGGGGGGCTTCCCCATCCAGGTGCTGGATGCCAACACCTTCACCATCAACACCAGTGTAACCGCCGCCGCCACCTCCGCCACCGCCGGGGGCGCCGTCAAGGGTTTCTTCATCCTCCCTTCGGGCAACGCCAGCAACGCCGCCAACTTCGGCTGGGGTGCAGGTTCGTGGGGCGGAAGCCAGGGATGGGGCAGCCCCGCCTCGGTGGCCTTCGTCTCCCCCCTGCGCTACTGGAGCCTGGATGCGTGGGGCGAGGACCTCGTTGCCAGCCCCCGCGACGGCAAGATCTACTACTGGGACAACACCCAGGGCCTTACTTCCCGTGCCTCGGTGGTGCCCACCTCGCCCTCGGTGCAGACGCAGGTCCTCGTCTCCCCTGAAGACAGGCACCTCATTTCCTTCGGGGCACCTGATGCCCTCACCTCCGTCACCAACCCCCTCTACATCAGGTGGTGCAGCCAGGAGAACATCTCCGACTGGAACGCCAGCGCCACCAACACTGCGGGGGACAAGGTCCTCTCCGGTGCCTCGCGCATCATTGCTGCCCGAAGGGGTCGCGGGCAGATCCTCGTGTGGACCGACGAGAACCTCTACAGCATGCAGCAGGTTGGTCCCCCCTACACTTTCGGCTTCCAGCTCATCGGCACCAACTGCGGGGTGCTGGGCCAGAACGCCATGGTCGAGGTGGCGGGCCGCACCTACTGGATGGCCGACGAACGCTTCATGCTGTATGATGGTGCGGCGGCGCGCCCCATGAAGTGCGACGTTCTACGCTACATCTTCGAGGCCCTGGACAGGACCCAGCTCGACAAGATCTATGCGGGGAGCAACACCTCCTACAACGAGGTGATCTGGTTCTACCCCACCACCACGGGGGAAGTCGATAGCTACGTCATCTACGATTACATGCAGGACGTGTGGAGCATTGGGCGCATCGTGCGCACCGCGTGGCTGGACCAGGGCATCAACACCTACCCCATCGCGGCGGGCTACCCAGCCAGTGCCACCCGCCTCTACTACCACGAGTATGGGAACGACGATGACGGGGCGGCCATGCAGTCCTTCATCGAGAGCAACATGTTCGACCTGGGGGCGGGCCAGGAGCTGATGTACATGGACCGCATCATCCCCGACTTCTCGGATCGCAACGGGGAGGCGATGCCCGGGAACCTCGACATCACCGTCCACACCCTCAAGTACCCCAACACCCCCACGGCGCAGGAGGTCACGAAGGGGCCCTTCACGGTGTCGGCCGGAACCCAGAAGATCGACCTTCGGGTCAGGGGTCGCCATGCATACTATCGCATCGATGGGGATGGTGTCAACACATCTTGGAGGCTGGGCGCGCTGCGCTT